CAAAGGTGGCTCAATAATGAGCCATCTAAGAGAGGAGAAAAAAATGAATAAAGAATTAAAAAACTTAATAAATAAAATAGCTAATGATTATATTGGTATGGATTATATAGATTATAGAAGTGAAATAGAAAATAGTCATTTTCTTTACAGACCATTAAATCATGATCTTGCTTATGATTATGGTATTGAAAAATTTATAGATAAAGTAATTAAAAAAATAGAATTAATAGAAAAAAATTATGAAAATAAACAATTACAAATGGTTAAATAATGACAAATAAACAACTACAAAAAACTATGAACGAGGTCGGACTTACACAGTCTGACCTTGCACGTTTAATCTTTGATACAGATAAGCTACAACAATACCAGCGAATAAAAATAAATAGATATTTGTCTGGTAAGTCTAAAGTTCCTCATTGGTTGCCTGTTATACTAAAAATGTATATACAAGCAAAGAATGGCTAGAATAGATTTTACAGAACAATTAGCAGATCAACACGAAGCACAAATCAAGCGTACATTAGCAGATTTAGAAGCACGTATTGTTTCTGATATTTCAAAAGCAGTATCAAAAGAAGATATTATAACAACGCAAATAGCAATACAGCTACGCCCAAATATAAGAAGATTTATAGAAGAAACCTATTCCACAGTCGCTGATAGTAATGTTAGGGATTATGATCAAATAGTTACTTCATTCATGGACGAGTTCGGAGAATTAAATATTCCAGATAATTTTAAAACACTAACCCAAGTAGATTTAGATACAATAACACAATTAAAATTTCAAAGTTTTAGTGGCTATGAAGAAATAGCAAATAGATATTTAACAGAAATAAATGCTAATGTTTATCAAAATGCTATTGCTGGAAAACCTTTTGAAGAAATGGTCAAAGATATTAGAGGGCTTATAACTGGTGATGAAGATAGACGTGGCAGATCAATGTCTGGTTATGCGTCACAAATAGCCCATGATAGTGTTATGCAATTTGATGGTCAGTTCACAGTTTATAAAGCAAAAGAGGCTGGTTTAAATAAATATAAATATACAGGAACATTAGTTAGAGATAGCCGAGATCATTGTAGAAAACATATTAACAAAATTTATACTGAAGAAGAAATAAGAAGAATATGGCAAGGGTCTTGGGCTGGTAAATCAGAAGGCGATCCATTTATAGTTAGAGGTGGTTATAGATGCCGACACACTTGGTTGCCAGTTGTAGATATTTAATATATATTATCAAAATTAACTAAGGAGTTTATCATGGCTGACGAGCAAAAGAAAACGGATCAGGTTGAAGAAACTGCACCTGTAGAAGCAGTTGAAGAAAAGAAAGCGGAAGAAACTTTATATAATCAAAGACAATTAGAGGACGCTATTAAATCAAGACTAGCTAGAGAACGAGCTAAAATGTATCAAGAATTAGGTACAGATAATCTTGATCAAGCAAAATCTGCTTTAAAAGAAAAAGAAGAACAAGAAATAGAACGTAAAAAACAACGTGGAGAATTTGAAGATTTATTAAAACAACAAGCAGATAAATTTAACCAAGAAAAATCTCAAATGCAAAAACAGTTAGAGCAAATAAAAATAAACGACGCTCTAGTAAACTCTGCAGTTAAGAATAAAGCAATCAATCCAGAGCAAGTAACAAACCTTCTTCGCTCCAAAGTTAAATTAAATGAAGATGGTAGAGTAGAAGTACTTGCGGAAAATAATCAACCACGTTATAATTCCAAAGGCGAATTATTGAGCGTAGATGATTATGTTCAAGAGTTCATTACGCAGAACCCTCACTTTCAAAGCGCAACTCCTTCGGGAAGTGGAAGTAAGGCGAATGTGGGTAAGGTAGACGCAAAACCTTTTAATATTGCGGATTTAGATATGAGCAAAGCAGAGGATAGAAAAGCGTATGCGGATTACCGTAAAAATCGTGATTCTAAACCTACTGTAATTAACCGATAACCAAATAGGAGTCTAAAATGGCTGACGAAAGTACAAGTAGCACCTTATCGGAGCTATATACGGAAATTGTTGCTGAAGCTGAGTTCGTAATACAAGAGAAATCTTTAATGATGAACCTAGTTAAAAATTACACTATTGCTGGTGGCGGAAAATCTGTAGAAGTACCGATTTATTCTGCTATTGCGGCGGCGGCTGTAAATGAAGCAACTGACTTATCAAACACTGCGGTTGATCCGTCAAGTGTTACAATAACTGCAAGTGAGGTTGGTGTAATGACTACACTTACTGACCTAGCGAGAAACTCTGCACCAAGAAATGTTGTAGCTGACATCGGAAGATTATTCGGTGAAGGTATTGCTAAAAAAATGGATCAAGACTTAATTGCTCTATTTGATGGCTTTTCAACTACACTAGGTGATGGAACAGGAGCAATAGCGGCTTCATCAATCTTTAATGCGGCATCTACTTTAAGAGCGGCTGGATTACCAATTGACGAATGTGTAGCAGTATTGCACCCTAAAATTGCTTACGATTTAAAAGCTAACTTAACAAACACTTTTGCAAATCCAAATGCTGGTGACTTACAAAATGAAGCTATGAGAAATGGTTTCGTAGGTTCACTTGCTGGTATTAAAATATTTGAAACTTCAAATATGGCTAATACTGGAACTGCTGGTGATTATAAAGGAGCAGTAATGCACAAAGACGCATTAGCATTAGCAACTATGCAAGGCATAAAAATTGAAACGCAAAGGGACGCAAGTCTTAGAGCGGATGAAATTGTTGCTACGGCTGTATATGGCGTAGGTGAATTACATGATACTTATGGTGTAGAAATGCACTTTGATTCTTCAATCCAATAATTATTATAGGGGGGTTTACCCCCCCTTTATTCCATTGAATATTTTTTTTAAAAAGGTAGAAAGAAATTATGTGTGAATGTAACGGAAATTGTATCTGCGGTAAATAATGGCAACAACTGTTTTTAGTGTAGCATTAAGTAATCTACAAGAATATCAACCAGACATTGCTGGGTTTGGTATTGCTTCATGGGATACACAATTACAACACGCAGAAGATGATGTTATCAGACAAGTTCGTGAAGAATGGTGGGAAAGATATCGCCACACAGTAAGATATAAAGATATAACAAAGATAACTTCTATAGAACTAGACAGTTCCAAGTTAGTGCCAGCACAATTTATTAGAGCAACATGTTATAAAGCATTTGCAGAATATATATTTCCTCAACTTACTAAATGGCGTGATCCAGATACTGGAGAAGGTAAAGATACATTCCAAGTTCAAATAGATTATTATAGATCAAAATATGCTGAGGAGTTTCAAGCAGTTCTTCGTGATGGAATAAGTTATGATGAAAATTCTGACAGTATTATTCAAGATTCTGAGAAAGAGCCTATTCATACATTACGCCTTGTTAGGTAAATGGTCGCTGACGTTAAAATAACAGCCAATACAATAGATGTAAGCAACTATATAAAAAAAGTTACTAAAACTATTCCTAGAGATATTCAAAAAGGATTAGCACAGGCTTCATTGTTTGGTATTCAACAAATCACAGAAAAGACACAAAAAGGTCAAATGCCAGATGGTGGAAGATTTAGACCTTATTCAAAAAGAACTAAGAAAGATAGAGCTAAAAGAGGGCGTCAAATATCATTTGTAGACTTAACAGATACAGGCAGAATGTTTAGATCATTAACTAGTAAGATAACTAAATCAAAAGGAACATTATTCTTTCGTAGACAAGAAGAAAATAAAAAGGCTTTCTTCCATGATGTTGGACATGGTAAAATGCCACAAAGACCTTTCTTTGCTATTGGACGTAGAGACGAAGATAAGATAAGAAAGATATTCTTTAGGGCTATAAAACTATGAGTAAACGAGAAGATATTGCTGGAGATATAATAACTAAGCTAACTGCTGTTAGTTCGCCTATTACGTTTAAAAAGATCACGAGAGAGCCATTTGAACCAGAAGAATTAGCAGATCCACAGTTCCCAAGCTGTTATATACAAACTGGAGATGAAACTAGGGAAATGTTATCTTTAGGCGAAGTAGGAACAGGTAAACGATCTGGAACAATAGATTTTTTAATCGTAGGTTTTGTCAAAGGCACAGACACAAACATAGATACCCTACGCAATCAACTCATAGAAGTAGTAGAAGAAACATTAGATAATGACATTACAAGAAACGGAAATGCTTTAAATACCCAGATAATTGAAGCCAATACAGATGAGGGTACACTTTTTCCTTACGGTGGTGTTAGAATTGTGGTAAGAGTTTTTTATGAATTTGTTAGAGGTACTGCATAATGGCTAAAAGAATTAAAATTTATTTCCCTAATGGCAAAGATCAAATTGAAATCTATGATGACCAATTAGAAAAATATCTTGCAAATGGTTTTAAAAAAGATAAAAAAGTTTCTAGATCAGCTTCAAAAAAAGTTGAGGTTGAGATAAAACCAGAAGAAAACAACGAGGAGTAAATTATGGCAACTCATGTAGGTACAAGCGGTGTTGTAAAAGTTGGAGCAAATACTGTTGCAGAGGTGACAGGGTTTACTTTAAATGAAACACAAGACACAGTTGAGGATACTAGCTTAACTGATTCAAAAAAATCATATATTGCATTAAGAGGCGATGCTACTGCAACTATTGAATGTCATTGGGACGAAACAGATACTAGTGGTCAAGAAGCATTAGATGTAGGCACAAGTGCAACTATTGAATTATATCCAGAAGGTGCTGATGCTGGCGATGCATATTATACTGGTACAGGAATTGTTACTGGTGCTGACGTAGCAGTTACAATGGACGGAATAATTTCAAGAACACTTAATATTCAATTTAGTGGTGGAGTAACGCACACTACAGTATAAGGATTAAATGCCAGAAAAAATTGATTTTTTTCAAGGTGTCAAAGATCACTTTGAAAGTTTAGAAGTTAAAATAATAGAAGTTCCAGAATGGGGTTTAGAGGGCGAAAAAGCAATTTATGTTCGCCCTTTTACAATGAACGAGAAAGCACGAATATTTAAGGGTGCTAACGACTCAGATTTAAATGTATTAGTAGATGTAATAATCCAAAAATCAGAAACTAAAAGCGGTGAGAAAATGTTTGATCTCTCTCACAAGCCTAAGTTTAAAATGAAAGCTGATACTGATGTTATTTCTAGAGTTGCTTCAGAGATACTTGCACAAGATAGTATTTCTGACCTTAAAAAAAAGTAAACTCAGACCCAGAACTATATTCTATCATAGCATTAGCTGAACGATTGCATATGTCTATTAGAGATGTATTGCAAATGCCAGTTCAAGAGTTTAATATGTGGTTGGCTTATTTTGAAATACAACATGATAGAGCTGCTGGATTAGTAATTCGTAATCTAGTTAATACAGGTAAAGAAATAGAATCCTTACAAGTTAGACTTAAATTTTTATTTGGTACAGCAGAAGAAGGAGCAAAAGCTTTTGATAATATGGCAAAATTTGCCGCTAAAGTACCTTTTAGTTTAGAGCAAATACAACAAGGTGCTGGAGTTTTATCTGTAATATCAAAAGATGCTGATGAATTATCAGACATTATGGAAATTACAGGTAATGTTGCGGCTGTTACAGGTCTAGATTTTAAAACTGCGTCAGAACAAATACAAAGATCATTATCTGCTGGTATTGCAAGTGCTGATCTATTTAGAGAAAGAGGCGTCAGAGATTTACTAGGTTTTAAAGCTGGTGCAACTGTCACAGCAGAAGAAACAGCAGAAGCATTTAAAAGAGTATTTGGTAAAGGCGGACAATTTGGTGACGCAACAGGAGAGTTAGCTAAAACATTTGAAGGTACTCTTTCAATGATTGGCGATAAATTTTTCACATTTAAGAAAACAATATTAGAAGCTGGTTTCTTTCCAGAACTAAAAAAACAATTTGGTGATTTAGATGATTTCTTAGAAGAAAATGGAGAAACAATAGATGAAATTGCAACTAAAATTGGAAAAGGATTAGCACAAGCAACAAAAACAACCGCAGATACTGTAAAGTTTTTATCAGATAATTTTGAAACATTAAAAGGAATATTAACAACTATAATTGCATTAAAAGTAGCTTCATTTTTTTATGGGATAGCAACTGCAGTTGGTGCCGCAAATATAGCATTAGTAACTTTTAATAGAACTGCTTTTATTACAAAATCTAGATTAGGAATTTTAACATCATTAATGGCATTAGCAAATGGTGAGTTTGGCTTAATGGCTAAACTAGAACAAGATAAAGCAGACGCTACAGAAAAAAGCTCTAAAGAAAGCAGAAAACTTACTGAACATATGAAAGTTCAAAATGAAGTTTTGAAAGAAAATAATGTTCAATTTGGAATGTCTGATAAAGATAAAGATTTAGTAAAAGAACATACTAAATTTTTAAACTTACAAAAAGAAACTTTATCTACAATAAACGATCATATGAGAGTTAGAAATAAACTTACTGCTGAACAAGCTGGATTATTTACAGTTGATGAGATTGTTGATGAATTAAAAAAAGAAGAAGCACAACTTAAAAAGAATATGAAAGTTTATAAAGATCATGCTGAACTTAGAAAAAGAGCTTCAGAAGATATTTTTAAATCTGAAAGAGAATTAGCACAAAACAATCAACAAAAAATGTTTGATGATGCTTTAGAAAATAATGCAAAAATGGTTGCTTTAAAAAAACAAGGTAATAAAGAAATATTTGATAATACTAAATCATCACTACAAGCATTAAGTGGATTAAACAGAACTGCTTTTGAAGCATTTAAAAGATTTCAAATTGCAGAAGCTACTATTAATGCTGTTAAAGCGGCAAGTGATGCATTTCGCACATATCCATTCCCATTAAATCTTGCTGTTAGTGCAAGTGCATTGGCAAAAGGTATGGCTATGGTTGCACAAATTAAATCTACAAATTATCGTGCTGGAGGTGGTTCAGTTAATAAAGATCAAGCATATATGGTTGGAGAAAAAGGGCCAGAGATGTTTGTACCTAGTGGTTCTGGAAAAATAGTTCCCAATAGTCAAATGGGAGGTGGTCAACCTGTAAATGTAAACTTTAATATTAATACAGTTGACGCTAGTGGATTTAATGAATTATTAACTAATAGTAGAGGTGTAATCGTAAATATGATTAATAGTGCTGTAAATGAAACAGGCAGACAGGCAATAGTATGAGTGGGGCATTACCAAGTGTAGATTTTAACGCTATTAATTTTAAGAGTGA